CACCTGAACAGCCAGATTCTCGAGTAAGATCTGGTTCGGGAGAAGTGGTCAAGACAGGCAGCGGCGGAGAACTACGCACACGTACCCCAGACGAAATTGCAGCAGACATGCAGCGACCATATGGTCAAACTGGTCCTGCACCCAAGAAATTTGACAGTGTGGGCGATTGGCTCAAAACAATGACCGGTAAAAAGGCGCCCACTTCTGAATGGCGTATACCAGTGGCCAGAAAGCCACTGACAGAAATGATTGACAAGAAAACCACACTGTGGCAGTGGACTATCAATGAGTGTGCTGGTCGTCCTGCTCACAGTGTAAATCTAACCACAGTTGGTATCAAACATGTATTTCATGTGGTAGAAAACTATCAACGCAGTGTGGAGAAATTGCTAGAATACGATCGCAGACCACGCAGAGTCGAACCTTCGTTCGACGCTCCGACTGCACCAGCACCTACTGCACCAGCACCTGCCGCTCCAGCTACGGACGCTGCACCTGCTGAAGTGCCAGACTATCTGCGTCCAACAAGACCAGGTGCACCGGTACCGCAATCAAAGGGCATTTTGTCACGTATTGGTCAAGGCCTGTCCAACCTAAGCAAACAGTTCACTACCAAGGTCACTGCTGACAAATTAAACATGAATTGGAAGGTAGCAGGATCACCCACTGACTCAGACGAACTGGCCAAGTTCTTGATGAAGCAAGGTGTCAGCGGAGCAGTTATTGCCGACATCTATACAAAATTGAAGCTACCGGTTCCTAAGGATATTGAATCTAAACCGGCAGATACAGCAGCAGACACAGCCGCGCCAGCAGATGCAGCTACACCAGCTCCAGCAGCAGATGCAGCACCAGAAAAGCCAAGTGCCGAGAAGTTTGCTAACGATCTATTAACAATGTGGCAGGCATTTACAGATGCCAATGGCAGCACCGGTTCACCGGCAGTCAAACGTGCAGTAAAAAGCATGTGGATGCAGACTGGAGGTACCAAGGCTGAGAGTCAGGTCAGTTTGGCTGCGCCTGTGGTGGGCGAAAGCTTGCGTGATGGTGAATACTATACCTGGACTGTGCATTTTGACGATGGCACATCTAAAAAAATCAACGTGAGCAGTGACGAATTTGATGTAAAAAGCTACTATGCCAAACGTGGCAAAAATGTGGTCAAGGTAGACTACAGTTTTGCAGTGCAAGGCGAGCGTACCGGCACAGGCAACCGCGACACAGACGGCGATGCACAAGAGCGTCGCGATCGAGAAACCAGAGCTTTTAGGCAGTATGACAAAAAAATAACAGAAAAAAGGTCAATGAAAAACCTAAATGCTAGAAGTCAACATAATAGATGACGAGTATTTTTACACTGTATTCAACGATCACGGTGAAATTCTGCTAGTAACCAGAGATAGTCAACTGGCAGAATTTATCAATCGGCACAGCAAAGGTATTCCCAAAGGCGTGTACATGCGTGTAGGTGGTGATCGCGGTATGAAAGTAGTTTCTCCTCTTTGGTGTTTTTCCCGCAAGGTCTAATAGTAAACTAGTAGGGTTAAATACTCTACTATGCGAGCCGAAGATCTACAACCAACCAATCCCAGCACACCTGTTATCTACCTAGATATGGATGGTGTACTGGCTGATTTTTTCCACGAATATGCCAAACTAGCCGGCGTACCCCAAGATGAGCGTGGCCGTCACGACTATCATAAGATTCCGGTTGATTTGCGGGAGCCTGTGATTGATCAAATGCGTGGCACTGACTTTTTTTACAAGCTGCCTAAGTTTCCCACAGCAGACACACTGGTTGACATGGTAGTCAAACGCTATGGCAGCTATGACATTTGCTCCAGTCCCTTGCGTGGAGATCATGCCAACAGCGGTCATTGGAAACGTGAATGGATCAAGGATCATCTTAATCCTTATCCTAAGAAAATCGTAATTACTCCTAGAAAAGAAAAATACGCTACACAACCTGATGGCACTCCTAACGTGTTGATTGACGATCGTGGTGACAACATACGCCGCTGGCAGTCAGCCGGGGGTTTTGGTATCAAGTATCAGGCCGACGAAGACTCTCTAGATGTAGTGCGCGATGGCTTAGATGAATTTGATCAACTGCTTAGACAACGTGAACTGACTGAATCAGTAGACGGATCGCATAAAAAAATTATCAATCATTTTATTGATTGGGTCTACGACAAGAAAAAAATCAAAGCTGATCGGCCAAACATCAAGTTCCAACAGCACAAGGAAGGACCAGATCAGCATCGCACCGGCTACTATGAACCTGATACCAATGTCATGTGGGTTTACACCGGCAATCGCAATCTTGTAGACATACTACGCACAGTGGCACACGAGCTAGTACATCGCAAACAGGGCAGCGAAGGCAGAATCAAGGTCAAGAGCCCACCAGGTAGTAAACTCAAAGGTCCACCCAGCACAATATTCAGTTTTGGCGACGAAGACACCGAACATGAGTATATCAAAGATCTGGAAAAAACCGGATTGACTACCACAGACATTGATCCTGTAGATCCTAATCAACCCGCAGGTATGAAACGCATGAAAACAGATCCTACGTTTAACGTGGATGAAGCTGCTGTAGATGCCGGTGATTTAGTGGATGTCTTTATTAGAGGCAAACATCGCGGACAAACTGTAACCAAGTTGGTCACTAGAGGATTTCCAAATCGTGCCATACCTATGCTTGTTCGAGCTTTAGAAAAAAAATACGGCGTTAACCCTGGCGCTATTGTTTATGGTCCCAGTCGTAAAGTTGACGAAAATTTTGCCGACGGCAAAGTCAAAGGCAAGAGCCGTCCAGGGCGTGTGAAACGTGCTGGTGCCAGTTGTTCGGGTTCAGTGACCGATCTACGTGCCCGTGCCAAAAAATACGGTGGTGAGCGAGGACGTATGTATCATTGGTGTGCAAATATGAAATCAGGAAAAAACAAATGAGAGATTTAATCAACATGGTCGAAGCAGTGGCCAAAGGCTGTCCTCCAGCAACGCAAAACATTGACCTAAATCTTAAAAATCGTCAGAAGGCTATAGATGAATATCACTACGGCCCATTGAATCCCAACGAACCCAACGAAGAGTACTGGCAAGAACTAGCAGACAAATGGAACACCAGCGACATAGACAGTGTGAAACAAAATCGCTGTGGCAACTGTGCTGCATTTGACATCTCAGAAAAAATGCTGGACTGTATTGCCAGTGGTATTGGTGAGGAGCCCGGCTCGGATCCACACGATACTGTAGATGCAGGCACCTTGGGCTATTGCAAATTTTTGAAATTCAAATGTGCTGCCAAAAGAACCTGTGATGCCTGGGTTGAAGGTGGCCCAATTACCTAAGGAATATCATGAGAGCGCAAGAATTTACAAAAAACAAAACTAAAAATGAAGCAGAGATGCCCTGGAAGGATGCAGTGGACGCAGGTGCCATGACCACACAGCAAGGAGCAAAGGTTGCTGCTAGTGACATATCCCAGGCAATCAACGATCTATCTACTACTAGTAGTCAACTCAGCAAAGAAATATCCAGTCAGCAGGCAGCAGCAGCATCTATACCTTCAAACGTGACTGTGACCAGTGTCAAACCAGACGGCAGCTGGACCGGTCGAGAAAATCCTGCTACAACAAAAATTGGTCCGATTTCCATAACCAAGGGCACAGGCAATCCTGCTGCTGGTGGCGCTGTCAAACGCAAATGATATAATATGAAATTTCAAGACTTAGTTTCACGCAACGTAGCTTACCACAAAGCCCTAAATCCAAAAGCATGGGATGGTGATAATTTACGACCGGAAGTTAGAAATGCTCTACTCAAGATAGCCAAACAGTTTGTTGCCTACCTAGAAATTCCAAACTTCGAAGTGTTGGACATAGTGCTAACTGGCAGCATGGCCAACTACAATTATACTCGCTATAGTGATTATGATTTACACGTTATAACCAGATACAGTGATCTAGATTGTGACGATCTAGCCGAAGCTTTTTATCGTGCCAAGAAAACACTCTGGAACAATGAACATGACATCACTATCTATGGTAACGAAGTTGAACTCTATGTGGAAGACATAGACGAACCTCCAGTCAGTGCCGGTGTGTATAGTGTGATCAACGATCGTTGGTTGAAACAGCCCGGTTACCAACCTCCAGAAATTGACGATCGCGCAGTTAGTCTAAAAGTGCGTGACCTAATCAAACAGATTGAAGTGGCTGTGGAATCAGCCGATGATCCTGAGGATTTGGCTCGCATCAAAGACAAACTACGTCGCATGCGTCGCAGTGGACTTGATACCGGCGGCGAATACAGCACAGAAAATCTAGCGTTCAAAATCCTGCGCAACATGGGCTACCTAGATCTGCTCAATAATGCTTACACGCAGCAGCAGGATCAGCAGTTCAGTCTCAGATAAAAATCCCGGTGTAAAAAACTAGTCTATAAGTATTGTCGCGGCCCTAAGCCGACTTTACCTATAGGAGATTGTATGGCAACCAAAAAACCTGCCAAAAAAGCGGCTAAACCTGCCGCAAAGAAACCCGCTGCTAAAGCCAAAAAGCCTGCAGCCAAAACAGCAGCCAAAAAGCCTGCTGCTCGTAAAGCAGCCGAAGTAGTAGTAGAACAGGAATTAGATTTCAAACCAGTGGGCAGTTTCCTCAGCATGCATGCAGCTATGGATCCCGAAGCCCAGGCAGCAATGATTGCTGAACAGACCAAGAGAGCCTTTGACGTAGAAGCTTACGTACAGTACAACGTGGCCCAAACACAGGTTGCTCGCTCAATCGTAGAAGAAAACGTCACCGACGCTATGCAGTCATGGGCCATCAACGCAGGCGGCAACAGAGAAATGATCATGCGTACCACAGACGATGTGTATCGCAATCGACTTATGATGTTGAACCTGCTCAAGCCTGAGAATCCTGTTGAAGCAGCGTTCCAAGAGTCAATGATCAACAAGACCAAATTGGAATACCTACAGCATCGTAACAGCATGAATCGTCGCATGGCCGACATTGCACATGACATGGCCAATGCTATCAAAGCTATTGGTACAGCCAGCGAAAAGTTTTATCATGCCAACGAAGAAATGGCAGCATTTATCAACGATACTGCTGATGAAAATGCTGTGTGGTTTGATGGTAGCTTGAAAAAAATGATGCGCGAAGCCACCAACGTCACTAACGATCAGCGTATTCAACACACCATGGAAGTTAGTCAGCTGTTGGCCAATGATGCCCAATCGGGCCGTGCTAGAATCCGTGAAGTGGCCGAGTTTGCACAGAGCCTAGGCGACAGTCTACAGGAACTGCAAGAGTCGGGCAATGAACTACGCGAAGAAGTAATCAACATTCGTGAAAAGATTGATGCCAGCCAGCGTAGAATTGCCGATACTATTGTTGGTAAAAAACGGTAAATAGTTTTTGTGTACGTAATTCAGTTTAGTACTCGAGTGTTTACTGGGATAACTGGACAAACTAGAAACAGACTGCGTAAAACTCGTATACTGAATCGATTACGTGCAATTAAACGTCAACACCCCACGTTGGTATTCACAGTTCAGCGTGGGGTGAATTACATCACAGTTGAATTTGCGAATCAACTTGATTTTACCATGTTTGCTTTAATGTGGCCTATAAACCATCCTTCCTGGCAAGAGGTTACTAATGATATTTCCTGACTTACCAAAACGTCCAGAATTCTGGAACCCACCACCGATTGAACCACCTGCAATCGTACAAGAAGCACAGCCAAAAAAGATTAATGCGGAAGAATGGTGGATTGCACACGGACTAGCACCAGAATCACAACAGACAGTATCACTGCGGTCAGGACCAATTGATTGGTTTGGCAGAGATGCCTGGGAGTTTTACTTTTTGTGTGCTGGAATGATTGCCTGGATAGCCTACTGGTATGGAGTGCATAGAGGAGCGTGGTAATACGCTATGCAACAGGTCGTACCTTTATCTATCCAACAAGATTGGTTGCCGATATATCATGCGTTTGATCAAGTATGGGCCAATAGGCAACGATATGGCGTAATCAATCGCCAAGAACACATACACTGTTACGAAATTCGTCGCCGAGACGGCAATGCTCTAGTTTGGAAAGACCCTAGTTTATTTTGTTGGTCCAAAGAACAGTTAGCTCAGACCTATACCAACGACGATTACAACTTCATGTACGCACACTGGAGTGGTCCAGACTTCGAACAACTTATTCCCTGGCATCAAGATTTATTAGATTACCTTGAACCGCTTCAACCAGATCGGGTCAAACTACAGATTTTTACCGGACGACTTCCTAGACACATCGACGGTGGCGGTCCAACTAGAAGAAATGGCCACGAATGTAATCTACTACACGTGGTTGACTGTCAAGATCCGACTGCTGCTACCTACAGCCAAAGTATTAATGATAAATCTCATGTGATCCGCACTAGGAGTAGTCCTAACCTTAGTTTTTTGCTAGATACCAGTCAATGGCATTGGGTAAGGAACCAAGGACTTAGAATTACATTGAGATTGAGTCTGGCAGTGCCCTTTGAACAGGCACAGTCCTGGTGGTCCAAACAGTCGACTCTGTCATTATGAATTGGTATATCTGCTACAGAAAAGTCTAGACCATGCTAGACAAATAGTGTATAATCAAGCATTGAGCAAATTCAAATTTTGGATTTGCCTTACTATTTGGAGAAAATATGCAAAATCGATCTTTCAGTGCCGAGCAAAAAGCCAAACTGACACAGATAATCAATGAAGGTATGCAGGTAATGATGGAGGTTGAAACCTTAAATGGTGGACTCAACGATACCATCAAGGCTGTGGCAGAAGAATTAGAAATCAAACCTGCTATATTGAAAAAAGCAATCAAGCTAGCGCACAAAGCCGAGTTTGGTCGTGAACAGCAGGATCATGAGTTATTAGAAACTATTCTTACCACAGTAGGCAAAACTTTGTAAATGTTTCAACGCAGAGCCATTCCAATTTTTCCACACGGGGGTCCTAAGAAATTCCCTAACAAACAGTTGCAGGGTTTGCTATGCACTATGCCTTGGAACAGTATAGGTGTTGGGCTAAATGGTGATGTATTTCTATGCCAGTGTGAAGCTTGGTTACCTACCAGTATTGGTAACATTTGGGATGACGATTTAACTGCATTGATGCAATCAGATACTGCCAAGGCTATTAGACGCAGTATCACTGAAGGAACTTATGAATACTGTAACGAACAGGTTTGTTATATCTTACAACAGAAAAATTTACATAGTCTAGACCATATCTATCCGCTGGACCTAAGACAGGTAATGCAGGACGAACATGGTTGGCTGATGCCGACACATATCATGTTAGCTTTAGATCCTACCTGTAATCTAAGCTGTCCTAGTTGTCGGACGGAAGTCACTAAAAAAGTCGAAGACGATCAGGCTAAAATTGATCATATTGCTCAGAGACTAGTAGATAACCTTTTTAGTCGTGGTACTGAACAGCAGGTCAATGTGACGGTTAGCACCAGTGGTGAATTATTTGCCAGTGATGTATTGATGCACATGGTCAATCAAATTGATTTGAGTCTAATACCACGCTTGAATCTACAGATACAGACCAATGGCCTACTATTTAGTTGAATATACTCGTTTGACAAACTGGCATACTTGGTCATATTTAGAGTTCAAAATGCACGACGTGTTAGATCCAAACAATGTAAAATATAAAACAGCTCACAAAGTGCTTAGTGACTGTATCAATCGACCTAGCACATGGCACAATTTTGTGTTATAATTACTCTAACAACAAGGAACAACATTGAGTTATGTAGACGCCCTATTTGATCGAGAACATGATCGAGTACACATAGTAGAACGTCGCAACGGCGAACGTGTGTACCAGGAGTATCCTGCAACCTACATATTCTACTATGACGATCCCAAAGGCAAGTTTCGTAGTATCTACGGCCTGCCAGTCAGCAGGTTTGCTACACGCAACAGCAAAGAATTTCGCAAAGAGCAACGCATACATTCGGGCAAACAGTTGTACGAGTCTGACATCAATCCGGTGTTTAGATGTCTGGAAGAAAACTACAAAGGCCAAGATGCGCCACGCCTACACACAGCATTTTTCGATATTGAAGTAGACTTCGATCCTGAAAAAGGCTACAGTCGTCCCGACGATCCTTTCAACAAAATTACTTCGGTTACTGTGTATCTAGACTGGTTGGATCAACTGGTCACATTGGCTATTCCGCCACGACACATGAGCATGGACACTGCCAAAGAGATTGCTGCTGAATTCACAAACACATTCATGTTTACTGAAGAAAAAGATCTCTTAGATAACTTTCTGAATTTGATTCAAGACGCTGATGTACTCAGTGGGTGGAATTCAGAAGGCTACGACATTCCCTACATGATCATGCGCACTACCAAGGTTCTCAGCAAAGACGACACACGTCGTTATTGTCTTTGGAATCAGTTGCCCAAGCAGCGTACATTTGAACGTTTTGGTGCAGAAAATATCACGTTTGATTTGATCGGTCGGGTGCATATGGACTATATGCAACTGTATAGAAAATATACCTATGAAGAACGACACAGCTACAGTCTTGATGCTATCCTCGAGTACGAAGGTCTAGAAGGCAAGACCAAGTTTGAAGGTACTCTGGATCAACTGTACAATCAAAATTTCAAGACGTTCTTGGAGTATAACAGGCAGGACGTGAATGGCATTGCGCAAATGGACAAGAAATTAAAGTTCTTGGACTTGGCAAATACGCTGGCACATGAAAACACAGTTTTGTTGCCCACCACAATGGGCGCAGTGGCAGTGACAGAACAGGCCATTATCAACGAAGCACACGAACGTGGTATGGTTGTGCCCAGTCGCAAAGAACGACTCAGTGATGAGGATACACAGGCAGCAGGTGCCTATGTGGCCTATCCCAAAAAAGGCATGTGGGATTTTGTAGGCAGCATTGACATCAACAGTCTGTATCCAAGTGCTATTCGTGCGCTGAACATGGGACCAGAGACCATTGTGGGACAGCTCAGGCCGACCATGACTGATCGCCTGATCAAAGAACGCATGACATCTGGACAGAGCTTTGCCGCCGCCTGGGAAGGACTGTTTGCCACACTAGAGTATACTGCTGTGATGGAACAACAGCGCGGCACTGAGATTACCATTGACTGGGCCAATGGCGATGAATCTGTACACTCGGCCGCTGAAGTATGGCGTATCATATTTGACAGCAATCGTCCTTGGATGATTTCGGCCAACGGTACCATATTCACTTATGAAACAGAAGCCGTGATTCCGGGTCTGCTGAAACGTTGGTATGCTGAACGTAAACAGATGCAGGCCAAACTCAAAGAATGCACTACCAAAGAAGATGAAGAATACTGGGACAAGCGTCAGCTGGTCAAGAAGATTAATCTAAACAGTCTTTATGGTGCTATTCTAAATCCCGGCTGTCGCTTTTTTGACAAACGAATTGGACAATCAACCACACTGACTGGGCGCAGCATTGCCAAACACATGGATGCTTATGTCAATGAATGTATAACAGGCAAGTATGATCATACAGGCGAAGCAATTATCTATGGCGATACTGAAATAGCTGTACAACTTTATGACAGTATAGCCGAGCAGGTGAATCAGAGCTTCCCGGGGTTTATGGAACAGGCTTTTCATGTGCCCCGAGACATGGGTTCAGTGATCCGAGGTGGTCGTGAAATTGTGGCCACACGTGGATTGTTCATTACCAAGAAACGCTATGCTGTGCTTTACTATGACAAAGAAGGCAAGCGAGCCGATGTGGAAGGACGTCCTGGCAAAGTCAAAGCCATGGGCTTGGATCTCAAACGTTCAGACACGCCCAAGGTAATTCAAGACTTTCTAAGCAGTGTGCTCAACGAAGTACTCAATGGTGCTGGCAAAGAAGAAATCGTAGAAAAGATTCGTGCGTTCAAATTTGAGTTCAAGGAACGTCCAGGATGGGAAAAAGGATCACCCAAACGTGCCAACAACATCACACAGTATGCTAAAAAGGAAGAACGAGAAGGTCGTACCAACATGCCCGGGCATGTACGTGCCAGTCTCAATTGGAACACACTCAGACGCATGAACAGCGATAACTACAGTATGCAGATTGTCGATGGCATGAAAGTCATTGTGTGCAAGTTGAAACACAATCCGCTGAACTGGACCAGTATTGCCTATCCAACTGATGAACTACATTTGCCGCAATGGTTCAAGGAGCTTCCTTTTGATGATACTGAAATGGAATCTACCGTCATTGACGGCAAAATAGACAATCTATTGGGTGTACTAGATTGGGATCTAGCCAGTGCAACACATACAGAAAATACTTTTCAATCGTTGTTTAGCTTTGAATGAAACTTAGTAATCTAGTCAGTGTCAGAAATCGTCTACGCGAACACAATCGCGATCGCCAGGCTTACAGCGACTTTATGACCAGAGCCAACTACAGTCTACAAACCACATTGGCTCTGCCTAGCATTAGAGAGATACACGAAGTCAGTCAGGCCAGGCAGCTACGTGACTTGGACCAAAGTTTGCAAAATTGGTATGACAGTGTGGATCGTATTGTGAATGATATCAATCGAGAAATTGACACACACAGTCAACGATACATGAGCGAAAGCGAGAAGCTTTGGTTTCGCAACCCCAAAGATAGAGAAATTTTACCGTTGTCCTGCGAAGCCGAAGATCGACGTTATATCAAAGAACGCTGTGAGCTGTACAACGATTGGCGGTTTCCTGGTGTGCTGTTTGGTGCTACCGATCAGTATATTATTCAAGCTCTTACTGGACTTGACCCACTGTACATCGTTGACACTTCGCATGATAGAATTGACAACACCATTGAGCAGTTTAATGAACGCTATCGTTATCGAGTAAGAAAATACATCAACAAACGCACAGATCAATTGGCCAAACTGCCAGAAAATCAAATTGGATTTATCATCAGTTACAATTGGCTAAATCATCAACCCTGGAGTCAAATCAGAGCCGCACTTGATCGCGCACAAGAGTTGTTACGACCTGGTGGCACGTTGGCCTTTACCTACAACGACTGCGACAATCACTACGGCGTGCTTTGGTTTGAAAGTCAAGGCACTGTCAGCTATGTCACAGGCACAATGATACGCAACTATGCTATCAGCCGTGGTTGGCACATAGTCAATGATTGGACTGATGGTATCAATCTACACTGGTTAGAACTGCGCAAAGAAGGCGAGTTGTCGACTACCAGAGCCGGACAGACATTGGCTAAAATCCATGCAGATCCCGAAAGCGTCAAGAAGTACATTGAACAACAGCGTGTTAGTGAACGCGAAGCTCTCAAACGTCAACAAGAATTAGAAAAATTGTTCAAAGAACTAGATGCCAAACAACAGGTTGAAGCAGCAGCCGCAGCCCGGGCCGAATATGAAAAACTCATAATAAGAGCTTTAGAATTAAACATTTCTGATCCAAGAGCCTACGAACCCGGAAAGTTGCGTCGTATAGTTGAACGTCGTGAAATTATTGCTCGAAACAACAAACATCCTCTGCCAAAACGATAATCTGTCGTTGACAACAGTCGATCTAAATAGTATACTAATCACATTAACCTTAAGGAAATTCTATGAGAGATTATCTACTTGATATAGTCAGTCATACCTATGATTTAGGTCTAATCAACCTTATCAAAGTCACTGCCGATGACAAAGCCACTGCTATCGAAGCCATTGCCGAAGACAAAAGCATTGTACTCAATGGTCGATTCCACAATCCCATTGCTGATTTTGTCAATACGTTTGGTATGCCCAATCTAGGCAAACTAAAGATTATTCTAAATCTACAAGAATACAAAGAGAATGCCGATATCACAGTGATACATCAGGAGCGTAACAGCAGTCAAGTACCAGTAGGTCTGCACTTTGAAAATGCTACTAAAGACTTTCAAAATGACTATCGTTTTATGACTCCAGAAGTGATCAACGATCAATTGAAAACAGCAAAGTTTCGCGGTGCTACTTGGCACTATGAATTTGAACCAACCATGGCCGGTATTCAACGATTGAAAATGCAAGCACAGGCCAATGCTGAAGAAAATACTTTTGCTATCAAGTGTAACGGCAAGGAACTTAGATTCATTTTTGGTGACCACAGCACACATGCCGGCGACTTTGTGTTTCATCACCTTGACAGCAAATATGCATTGAAGCGCAATTGGCAATATCCAATTAAAGCAGTAATCAGTATTTTTGATTCTATTGGTGACAAAGTAGTTCGTATCAGCGATGATGGTGCCATGCAGATTACAGTAGATTCAGGACTTGCAGAATACAACTACATCCTGCCAGCACACAGTAAATGATCGAACAAGACGATTTCACTAGCAAGCAAAACGATTACGCTGTGTTCTTGCCGGCTATATCGGGCTTCTACGCTACCTATATAGGAAAGCAACGTGTTAACAACGACTTTGTTAGTCTGTCTCGTATGCCTCAGGCACTACAGGACATGGAGCAACTCAATTGGCTCAACAGCCAAAAAGGATTGTTCCCCTACCGCTGGAGTCTCTACTCTGCCGGACACGCCGACCTAGATCTCAGCAAGCCGGCACCAAAAGAGGACATGGTGCGTAATCGTGAAGCTAACACTATCATGTTGGCCGACTCTGGTGGATTTCAGATTGCCAAAGGTGTATGGCCAGGACGCTGGGCTGATACCAAAGACAAAGCCGCAGAAAAGAAACGCGAACAAGTGCTCAAATGGCAAATGGGCATAGCCACGTATGGTATGACCATGGACATACCCACATGGACTTATCGCGACCCAAAGGCCGCTGCTGCCTGTGGTATTTTCAGTTATGAAGATGCTGTCAATGCTACCAAGTACAACAATGAATATTGGATCAACAATCGCTATGGTGAAACTAAAATTCTAAATGTACTACAGGGAGGCAATCATGCCGAAGCAGATCATTGGTATGATCTAATGAAAGACTACTGCGATCCTAACAAATACCAGCGTCACTTCAATGGTTGGGGCATGGGTGGTCAGAACATGTGCGATGCACATCTTGTTCTCAAACGCCTGGTTCATTTGATACATGATGGCCTGTTAGAAAAAGGTGTACATGACTGGATGCACTTTTTGGGTACCTCCAAACTTGAGTGGGCGGTATTACTTACAATCATACAACGTTCGGTTAGGAAGTATCATAACTCCAACTTCACTATTAGTTTTGACTGTGCTAGTCCATTTTTGGCAACTGCCAACGGTCAGCTGTATCATAGTATAGTTCTAGAAAATCGTAGCAAGTGGGGATATCTAATGAGCCCCACTGCCGACAACAAGAAGTATGCCACAGACAGTCGTTTGTTTGGTGATGCAGTTAGACAGGACAAGATCCACGAACAGTTTGAAGATTCACCTATATCTTCGCGTATGAAGATATCCGATGTGTGCATTTACAAACCTGGAGATCTTAACAAGATTGGCAAAGAAGGTCGAACATCTTGGGACAGTTTCAGTTATGCTTTGCTAATGGGGCACAATGTTTGGATGCACATAGAAGCAGTACAAAGAGCCAATCGCACTTATGATCAAGGTATCAAACCTGCCATGCTAGTACATCCATTTGGCACTGAATATGATGTTGAAACTGTAATTGATCGTATTTTTGCTGCCAAAGATCGACAGCGTAGTCTACAAATTATCGAAGACAATGCCAAGGTCTGGGAACGAGTGGTTGGCACACGTGGCTTTACTGGTAAACGTGCGGTCAATGCACATAGCCAATTTAACAGCCTTTTTGAAACCGAGTCAGACGATATTGAAATCGAAGATGATCTAGATCCAGACAAACTAGAGGCACTGGAAAATGATAACCAATAGACCATACTCAGAATCAAACGACGACCCGGTATACTTTTTTCTAGGTCGAGAAGTAGAGCGTACTCCAGCATTTGATAAACTAACTTTGTTTGTGGTTGGCGTTCGTAAGGTCGAAACAATTGAATCGAAACTGCAATCAACCAAAGCCGAGTGTTTGTATTTTGGTGCCAACCAAAGTTTCGTACCAACGCAGGAGTATGCTGACTTAATCTACTATTTTCTTAATCAAGGTATTGTATGTACACTAGACTTTGACGTTGCACATGTAGATTGGGTAGCATCACAGGGACTATGCGGACATCCTGGATTTGTTCCGATGATATCAGTCAAGCTTCCGGCCTTGACAAGACTAGGACGTAATGCTACAATTAAGATTGATGACATTGATTTTGCTGCTACCAACAAGGGAGTATGGTGTCATAATTTAGACAGTTTAACTGTGTCTAGTGCATTCACTGATTGGTCAGCTTATCGCAGCGACCAAATTTTATAATGAGGACTGAGATGAAAGGGTTTGACCGTTGGTTTATACGTAAATCAAAGTGGGCTTGGGAAAACAAGCATCTGGTTCACAACGAATATCAGACTATGGAAGCAAGTCGAGGCATACCAATTGAAGATGATCCACATGCAGTCAATGACGGGCTACGAATCTGCGTAAAAAAGGTCATAGGCGGATCTTTGGTTTCGTTCAGACACTATGATAGAAAAATGGATCGTCACGACACTGTTACCTATATCATTACATCCGATCAAGATTTCAATCTTGAGCTGGGCAAGATTATCACGCTAGAGAGCATGCGTACATGAAATAATGCAAACCTTGATTGCTCAAGAAAAACCCGATTAATTTTACCAAAACACTTGCGGGAAATTGCAAGATTCCTGTATAAATATGTTCCTCGCGATGCTCGTGGTTGAGATCGCGATATTACTTTCTTGCTTAACATAAGGAGAAACTTCAATGAAATTAAACCCTATGCACGACCGTGTTGTAGTTCGCCCCAAGGCCAACGAAACAACTACTCGCAGCGGTATTGTGATTCCAGACAACGCACAAGAAAAACCCAGCCAAGGCACTGTAGTGGCTGTTGGACCTGGGCGCACCCTTGAGAATGGCACAGTATTGGCCATGACTCTCAAAGCAGGTGATCATGTGCTGTATGGCAAGTATGCCGGACAGAGTATCAAGGTAGACGGCGAAGAGCTGACTATCCTGAAAGAAGAAGATGTTTTTGCAACCGTTGAACAATAAGGAGAACTACTATGGCAGATAAATCAGTGCAATTTGGCGGCACCGCCCGCGAACGTATGGTACAGGGTGTCAACACTCTGGCCGATGCAGTAAAAGTAACACTAGGCCCTAAAGGCCGTAATGTGGTAATCCAAAAGAGTTTTGGTAGTCCACATGTGACCAAAGACGGCGTGACTGTGGCCAAAGAGATCGAACTAAAAGATCCAGTGGAGAACATGGGCGCACAAATGGTCAAAGAAGTAGCAAGCAAGACCGCAGACAAGGCCGGTGATGGTACTACTACCGCGACTGTGTTGGCTCAGGCAATTGTGCGCGAAGGCGTCAAGTATGTGACAGCTGGCATGAATCCCATGGATCTCAAGCGTGGTATTGATCGTGCTAGCTCTGCTATTGCCGACGAGTTGGCCAAGATCAGCAAACCCTGCTCTAGTGCCAAAGAGATCGCACAGGTAGCAGCACTCAGTGCTAACAGCGACTCAGAGATCGGTAACATCATTGCCGAAGCCATGAACAAAGTTGGTAAAGACGGTGTGATCACTGTGGAAGATGGCAAAGGTCTAGAAATGGAACTGGAAGTGGTAGAAGGTATGCAATTTGACCGCGGCTATCTCAGCCCTTTCTTTATCAACAATCCAGAAAAGCAAAAGGTATTTTTAGACAATCCTTTTGTGTTGCTGTATGACAAAAAGATCAGCAATGTTCGCGACATGCTGCCTATCCTAGAAGCAGTTAACAAGAGTGGTCGTCCATTGCTGATTGTTAGCGAAGATGTCGAAGGCGAAGCACTAGCCACTCTAGTAGTCAACAACATGCGCGGCATCATCAAGAGCTGTGCTGTTAAGGCTCCTGGATTTGGTGATCGTCGCAAGGCCATGCTGGAAGATATCGCTATTCTAACTGGTGGTACTGTGATCGCAGAAGAACTAGGTTACACACTAGAGAAGGCCACTGTTGACATGCTAGGTCAAGCCAAGCGTGTAGAAATTGGCAAAGATGACACTATCATCATCGACGGTGCTGGCAAGGAAGATGCTATCAAGGCACGTGTCAAGGCTATTCAGACACAGATCGAAGATGCTACCAGCGACTACGACAAAGAAAAACTGCAAGAGCGTGTGGCCAAACTGGCCGGCGGTGTTGCTGTTATCCGTGTTGGCGCTGCTACCGAAGTAGAAATGAAGGAAAAGAAAGATCGTATTGACGATGCACTTCATGCTACTCGTGCCGCAGTTGAAGAAGGTATTGTTGCTGGAGGCGGTGTAGCTCTGCTACGTGCTCGTCGTGCGTTGGATGCAGTCAAGAGCGACAATGCTGATCAAGAAGCTGGCGTTAAAATTGTGTTCCGTGCCTGCGAAGAGCCATTGAGAGCGATTGCATTCAACGCTGGTGCAGAACCATCAGTAGTAGTAAATGCAGTAACCAGTGGTTCAGGTAACCATGGTTACAATGCTACTACCGGTGAGTATGGCGACCTAGTAGATCAAGGTGTTATTGATCCTACCAAGGTCACACGTACCGCATTGATCAGTGCAGCAAGTGTAGCCGGTCTATTACTGACTACCGAATGTGCTATCAATGACATGCCAGAAGAAAAGAAATCCATGCCAGGTCCAAACCACATGGATATGATGTAATATAAAAAGGCGGAGCAATCCGCCTTTTTTATTGACAGGTAAGTCAGTGTCTACTATAATAATAAGTACATGATGAGCTTGATCAAAGAATTCAAACAACTAACACCAGGCGAAAAAATAACTATTGCCTGGACTACTGTGTCATTGTTATTTGCAGCGTTTCTAATATTAGTTGGTATTACTGCTACTCGCGGCGAAGACATTGAATACACTAAACAAAGATTAACCGTCATTGAACAGCGTCTAAATAGCATTGACCAACGTATTGAAATTGCTAATAGTCGTAGCCTTGAACTAAGAGAACAAACAGATAGGCTATCAAAAGCTGTAGAAGAGGTATCTAAACATGATGTATCGCAGGACTACGGAATTGCTGAAATAAACAAAGCATTACAGGAAAAGAAACCATCAAAGTAACCTTGACAAACTTTCTAACTTTATATACAATTAACATATGATTCAAGCAGAACGTGAACAAATAGATCGCATTATGAGTGCCGCTAATCGCATGATCTGGGTAACCTTTACTAAAGAAGGCATCCATAAATATCCTGCGGCAGCTACAGATCCGCAGTTGGCCACCGGAGATGAATATGATGTATCGTTTCTTGCCTATCCTCATCGTCACATATTTCACTTTAGGGTGTCAATCGATGTGTTCCACAATGATAGGGACATCGAGTTCATCCAATTCAAACGATGGTTGGAAGGGTTGTATAATGGTGGGAACGCGATTCTAGAATTAGATTACAAATCCTGTGAAATGATTGCCGATGACCTATATATTAAAATTGCTGAACGCTATCCTAACCGCACCGTTATCATTGATGTAAGTGAGGACAACGAGAACGGCTGCTCTATTACCTACAACACACATCGTCCTTACCAAACAGTAGCAATCTAAGCAGTAAGTTTTTTCCAACCAACCTAAACGTCTATACAAGGAGACTACAGTGGCAAAGCCTGTGATTAAACCTAATCCTAAGGTAAATCAAATCTTTGATGATCTTGAAAACTATTTGGAGTTCTGTCGCGATTATGGTTATCGCTATAACGAAGGAGACCTTTACAACTGGCAAAGGTATAGCTGGCAACAGTTTAGTAAACATTCACAGGGCAAGAATGCCAAAAACATGTGGATGGAGGATGCACGTAAACTAGGCAATTAAGGTCAATCATGAGAAAACTTTATTACATGGGTCTTGAAAGCTATGAAGCTAGATATACCCTACAACTCACAGAGTGGAATCGTAGAGTGTTTGAACGTCGCGGGCTAGACGTTGTTTATGTTCCTGGTGACACCATAGACAATACCAAAAGCATCAGCGTAGGTCAAGTGTTAGATGCACATGGCCGAAGCTATTTTTCAATGAGCCAGATGATGAATCTGGTACAGATGATGCGCAACGGAGAGGTACTACACAATGATGTTATCTACTTTGAAGACATGTTTCAACCCGGCATCGAGAGCCTACCTTATATTCTCGATCAAGTTCCTAGCACTCAACGTCCTAGGATTTTTGTTCGCTGTCTTGCTCAATCCATTGATCCTGATGATTTCGTACATGTATGGGGTATGGCAAAATGGATGGGTCTCTACGAACAAATGGTTAATGAATTTGCTACAGGAGCTCTCGCAACCAATGAAGAAATGGTTGCTCATATGCGTATTGCTGGATGGCGTGCTCCTATCTATAATATTTCTGGACTAGCGTTTGGCAAAGAAGAAGTTCTTGAGCGTGTGAATCATAGAATGATGCCGTTTCCACAGCGTCAGCGCCGCGTGGGCTTTGCTGCCAGATTTGATCAAGAAAAGCAACCTGACTTCTTTATGGATGTGGCACAAGAGTATCAAAGTAGACATCCTGATGTTGAGTTTGCTATCTTCCAGGGTGGACCACTGCGTTCTAACAATCCCAAGTACGTTGAACGTGCCAGGACTATGGCTGCTCAAGGACAACTCAAGATCTATGAAAATTTGTCTAAGAATCAATACTATCAACTGTTAACTGACACTCGTGTACTGTTCAATTGCGCACTACAAGATTGGGTCAGTAACACAGTGTCTGAAGCAGACACACTGGGCTGTAATGTGCTGTATCCTGCTTATCGCAGTTTCCCAGAGACTTTTGCCAACGATCCAGATCGCATGTATGTGCCTTGGAGCACTGATGATGCTATCTGTAAGTTAGAGAATCTCATGGAACAGCCACATCACAACATGGGTCTAATTTCTGACTGGAACAATGGCACTGTTGATCGTGTGGTAGATATCATACTAGGACACGGCGAACAGTGGAATCGCAGTGGCAATAGATACAGAGATCATGTACCTGAGGCCAAATATCCGGTAGTCAAACTATGAAAGTACTAGTAACTGGTTGTAGTGGTTATATTGGTGGTCAGACTGCGATCAAACTAAAAGATCTTGGCCACCATGTAGTGGGCGTTGACTGGCAAATGCTGCCTACCCATCTAAGACCTTTCTTGGACAAGTTCATACACGAAGACTTTGGCAGTCAGGCAAGTCTGTTGGATCTGATGCAACTGCAACCTGACGCTGTAATACACTGCGCTGGCACTAGCCTTGTTGGTCCCAGCGCGACCAAGCCTGCACTCTACTACGACAATAACTTTGTTAAAACCAAACGTATGTTAGATACCTTGGTCAGTAACAAGTTCTTTCCACGCATTGTGTTCAGCAGCAGTGCCGCAGTGTATGGCGAAACTCTACTACCGTGTAAAGAAAACGATCACCTGAGTCCAATCAGTCCATATGGTGAAAGCAAACTCATGGTTGAACAGATGCTGAGATCGTATAGATCAGCCTATGGTGTAGACAGTGTCAGCTTCAGATATTTCAATGCCTGCGGCGCAGATCCCAAAGGTAGGCACGGACAAGCAGCCAACGCTACACATATCATAGCTAGAGTTCTTGAAAGCGTCAGAGATAATCAGCAGTTTACTCTTTTTGGCACAGACTACGATACCGAAGATGGCACCTGTGTTAGAGATTATGTACATGTAGATGACATAGTGGCCGCACATGTCATGGCAATCAACAACATGGAAGTTCCGCAGGGCGTGTACAATCTTGGAACCAATCAAGGCGTGAGCAATCTTGAAATCATCAAACATGCAATCAAGATCACACAGATGGATCTACGCATTGTAAATGGTCAAAAACGTGCCGGTGATCCAGCAATATTGACAGCCAATGCCGAACGTTTTACTGCTATAACAGGTTGGAAACCAAAATACACCTTCGAAGAAACCATCGAACATGCCTGGCGTTGGTATAATCGATGACCTATCAACGCTTGTTTGATTTCGAACAGGCACTGGCTGAATATACCGGTGCTAGATTTGCCATAGCTACCGACGGCTGTACTCATGCCATACAGTTGGCAATGATCTATGATCAAGTTGACTACTGTAAGTTTACTCCGTTTACCTATCTCAGTGTGCCTATGATACTGCATAGGACCGGCGTTCGATTCGACTACCTGGCGGAAACTGAGCAAACCTGGTTAGGTGAATATCAGTTCATAGGCACCAGAATTTGGGATAGTGCTAGACTGCTGGCCCCAGGCATGTATAGACCTGGACAAATGCAATGTCTTAGTTTTGGCAACGGCAAACCCATGCAGATAGGTAAAATGGGTGCCATTCTATTAGATGATGCACGGGCTTACCAAGAGATAAGTATGTTACGTAGTGATGGGCGAGACCTACATGTTCATCCTTGGATTCAACAAAAAACATTCCCCGTAGGATTTCATTATAGTCCCACTTTAGAAGCTTGCGAAACCGGGCTGCGCTTGTTGCCCACAGTTGACCAAACTCCTAAGTTCGTAGCATACAATGATTGCAGACTAGTAGAATTTTATGATCAAACAAGTAAAACTAAACATCGATTATGAACGGTACGTAAACGCAGACTATCTAAGCCATAGTCATTCTTGCCTGTGCCAGTTAAAACGTGAACAGGCCGAGTTATATGAACCATGGAACGGGCTACCAGAATCATACACTGATGATAACACCAAACTGTTTCAACTTTGGTGGGATCGTGATCAGATAGACTACGACGATCTTGGACGTCAGTTGGGCATGGAAGTAGTAACTGTGAGTTCGGTACTACAACCGCCCGGTTGTACAATTCCTTTACACAAAGACAGTTTTTACAGACTCAAAACAGAATTTCCAGATCGTACCGAACGTCGTGTACGTGCCAACATACATCTAACCGCTTATCGCATGGGCCAACTGATTCAATGGCAAGAGTCAGGTAGCAGTTTTACCTATGTGGGATGGGAAGCTGGTGATGGTATATTATGGGATAGTACCGTACCACACCTTGGGGCAAACGCTGGCATGGACAACAAAATTACCATGCAGATCTCAGGATTCCTTATTGAATAATAATCTATACTATAGTTACTAAGAAAGAATTACAATGACTGATGTTGAAACAAGCATTGCCTGGGATAACAAAACCTTAGACTATGATTTAGCACGTTACAATTGGTGCGAATGGGCCATGTCCATGATTAATGAAGTAGCGCCTGAAGTTACTGAACTAGAAACCATGCATTTAGTGTTAGAGCCTACCAAAATGGTCAAGGTACAACAGCATGTGCAGAATAGTTGTAGCAGGAAAGACTTCATGGAACTGTTTGATAAATTTACAGCCGAATACATACCAGAACGTATTGGTGGTCGTAGATACATGATTCAACGACAAGGTACGATGCGAGTTGTAATACCCAATCAAGCCAAAGTTGGACGTAGATTACAGTTTCATCAAGGTATCTTTGTAGGTAATGGACGCGGTCTAAGAACAATTTGGACACCATTTACTCGTTGTGGTGGCACCAACAGCATGTGGATCATGGACTTAGACGAAAGCAGACGTATTACCCGACAGGTTGTTAAAGAAAAATGGAGGTTGGAACGATTCGAAGACGAGTGTTTGAAATACGCATGGCCTGTTACTTTAGTACCAGGACAGAGTCATTTCTTTTTTCAAGATCACTTACACGGCAACGTCAACAACGA